GAGAAGAATCTATAGATTTAGACGATGCGATTGATCTTCGTAATGTTAGAAATATTAAATTAGCAAATCAATTGTTAAAAGTAAAACGTAAAGCTAAAATAGCTAGAGATCAACAAATACAACAACAGAATATACAAGCACAAGCTCAAGCTAATTCACAACAGCAACAAGCAGCTGCTCAACTAGAAGTTCAAAAAGATCAGGCAAAAATTCAAACACAAGTATTTTTAGAGCAAGAAAAAAATAAACTACAATCACAGTATTTAGAAAAAGAAGCTAGTGTTAAAAAAGAACTAATGGCTTTTGAGTTTGAGTTAAACTCTAAGTTAAAAATGCAAGAAAAAGAAGTTGCAGGTAAAATGGAAGCTGTTAGAGAAGATAGAAAAGATCAGCGTGTAGACAGACAAGCTGAACATCAAAAACAAATGATTACTCAAAGAAGTGAGGGTGATTCACTTAAAAAGTTTGAGTCATCGGGTAATGATATAGTTACAGGAGACGCAGGTTTAAATCTGTAGTTTTTTAATATTTAATATTTTATAAAATTTTATTATGGCAGAAGAAAATAAAGAAGTTGTCGAAGAGATAACTGAGCAACAAGTAGAACAACCTGTAGAAGAGGTTGTTGAACAAATAGATGAATCAAAATTTAATAGCGCTGGTGATGATAGTATTATTAAAGTTGATTTAGACAAAGCACCTATACAAAGCGAAGAGGTTGAGCAACAACCCGCTGAAAAAGAGGTGGAAGTGGCGGAAGAGCCAGCTACAACAGAGCGAGTTGTTATGGAAGAAGTTGTTGAAACAGAACCAGAACAAAAAGCTGAAATTAAACAACAAGAAGTCGTTGAAGAAGTTAAAGATGTTGTTGAAGAAGCTGTTAAAGAATCTCAAGCCACTGGTAAACCACTACCTGAAAACGTGCAAAAGTTAGTAGAATTTATGCAAGAAACAGGTGGTGATCTTGAAGATTATGTAAACTTAAACAGAGATGTTTCTAAAATGGACAACTCTGATGTACTTGATGAATATTATCGTGCTACAAAATCTCATTTAACTGCAGAAGAAAGAGGTTTTTTATTAGAAGAAACTTTTGGTTACGATGAAGAAGAAGACGATCCTAAAGATATCAAGAGAAAAAAGATAGCCCTTAAAGAGCAAGTTGCCGAGGCTAAAGCCTATTTAGACGGGCAAAAGTCTAAGTACTACAAACAAATCAAGTCTGGTGTTAAACTTACTGAAGAGCAACAACAGGCTATAGATTTTTATGAAAGGTACAACAAAGAAAGTCAAGAGCAAGCAAGTTTATCTGAAGCTAGTAAAAAAGTATTTTTAGATAAAACTAATAATTTATTTAACGACAAATTCAAAGGTTTTGAATATAATGTTGGCGATAAAAGATATAGGTTTAATATTAAAGATATTAATAAAGTAAAAGAAACTCAAAGCGATCTTAATAATTTTGTTAACAAGTTTGTTGGCAAAGATGGTGTTTCACTAGAAGACGCTGCTGGTTATCATAAATCTTTATTTACAGCTATGAACGCAGATGCTATTGCCAAGCATTTTTATGAGCAAGGTAAAGCAGATGCTATAAAAGATAGAGTTGCTAAAGATAAAAATATCAACTTAGAACCTAGAAAAACATTTGGCGAAACAAACGTCGGTGGTGTTAAGTATAGAGTTTTAGGTGATAGTGCTAATGACTATAAATTTAAAATTAAAAAGAAAAGTTAATTATTTAAAAAAAATTTATTATGGCAATTACTAATGGGAATTTGCTTAACTTAACGCCCTCGGCAATTAAGCAAAACCTACAAACAAATTATTTAGATCTTGCTTCTGAGGCTGGTAAAGGCTGGGCTCAACAGTATGTGCCAGACTTAATGGAAAAAGAAGCTGAAGTTTTCGGACCGAGAACTATATCAGGTTTTTTATCCCAAGTCGGTGCAGAAGAAGCAATGACAGCTGATCAAGTAGTTTGGTCTGAACAAGGTAGATTACATTTATCTTATAAAGCTCAAATTACTGACGGTGATGCAGGTACTGTAGCTGGTGGTCAAGTTACTTTAGTTAAAGATATAGATAACAAAACTATAGATGGTACTTTATTTAACCACGGTGTTAGAGTTAATGATACTGTTATAATAGCTTCATCAGAAGCTGTTGTAAAAGCTATTGTTACTAAAACAAATGTTGGTACTAGTAACGTTATTGAAGTTGCTCCTTATGGTGTAGCTCACTTAAATGACGCTGGTTTTACTGACTTTGGCTCTAGTGCTGAAGAGTGTACTGTAATGGTTTACGGTTCTGAATTTAGAAAAGGTGACAACTATCAAGGATCAGATTCTAGACAAGCTAATCAACCTTCTTTCAAATCACTTTCTAATAAACCAATTATTATGAAAGATTACTACGAAGTATCTGGATCAGATGCATCTAGAATTGGTTGGGTAGAAGTTTCTTCTGAACAAGGTCAATCAGGTTATCTTTGGTATTTAAAAGCTGAAGCTGACACAAGAGCTCGTTTTACTGATTACATTGAAATGGCTATGCTTGAAGCTGTACTCGGTGGTGATGCTTCTGATGTTTTCAGTGGAGGTGAAGTTGCTGCTGACGACTTAGTTGATGATTATTTAGAAGGTGGATCAGCTACTTACTCTGGTGACTTACATGGAACTCAAGGTTTATTCGATGCTATCGAGTCTAGAGGTCATGTAACATCTGGTGTAACTGGTGTTAACGCTGCAACCGATTTAGCTGAGTTTGATGCTATACTAGCTGAGTTTGACAAGCAAGGTGCTATTGAAGAGTACATGATGTTTGTTAATCGTACAACTAGCTTAGCTATAGACGATATGCTTGCTTCGATGAACTCTTACGGAGCTGGAGGTACTTCATATGGAGTATTTGACAATGACGAAGATATGGCATTAAATTTAGGTTTCTCAGGTTTCCGAAGAGGTTCTTATGACTTCTACAAGTCTGACTTTAGATACTTAAATGACAAAGCTACAAGAGGCGGTATTAACGAAGCTGCTGGTAATAACGCTATTAGAGGTGTACTTATTCCTGCTGGAACTTCATCTGTTTATGATCAAACAGTTGGACAAAGCATTAAGCGACCTTTCTTACACGTTAGATTTAGAGCTTCTGCAACTGATGACCGAAGAATGAAGTCTTGGGTTACTGGTTCTGTTGGAGCTGCTACATCAGCACTTGATGCAATGCAGTTACACTTCCTAACTGAAAGATGTTTAATCACACAAGGTGCGAACAACTTTATGTTAATGAAGTAAGACTATTTATTTATAAGGGCGGTCTTGTATCGCCCTTATATTTTTTTTAATTTTTATTATATTATATTATGGCAAAGAAAAAACAAACAACTAAGGTTGAAGAACCTGTAGTTGAAGAAACAATAGCTGTTGTAGAACAGCCTAAGGTTAAAGTTCCTGAAATAAAAACTAAACCAAATAATACTTGGGAGATAAAAGATAGAACTTATTTTTTAAAAGGAAGAAAAAAACCTTTAACAAGAACAATAAGATCTTCTAATATATATTGGTTTGATGAAGAAAAAGGTTATGAAAGAGAACTAAAGTACTGCGCAAATCAAAGAACTTGTTTTGTAGACGAGATGACTGGTGATCAAAGACTTGAACACATAACTTTTCAAAATGGTGTTTTATTTGTTCCTAAAAACAAAACAGTTTTACAAAAACTTTTAACACTATACCATCCTGCTAACGGTAAAATGTTTTTTGAACATAAACCAAAAGTTATAGCAGAAAATCAACTAGATATACTTGAGATGCAAACAGATGCTTTAATAACAGCAAGGCAAATGGATATTGATTTAGCTGAAGCTATTATGAGAGTAGAGAAAGGTTCTAGCGTGTCTAATATGAGTTCTAAAGAACTTAAAAGAGATTTGCTATTGTTTGCTAGAAAAAACCCTAAATTGTTCTTAGAATTAGCTTCTGATGATAATGTTCAGCTTAGAAACTTTGGTATTAAAGCTGTTGAAAATGGTATTATAAGTTTATCAAGCGATCAAAGATATTTTAACTGGACGTCGACAGGTAGAAAACTTATGACAGTTCCATTTGATGAACATCCATACACTGCGTTAGCACATTGGTTTAAGACAGATGAAGGTATGGAGATATACTCAAACATAGAAAAAAGATTTAATTAATATCTTTTAACTAATATTAATAGCCACTTTAACGAGTGGCTATTTTTATTTATAGGCTAACCTTCCACTTTATTATGTAACTATATAATAGTATAAAAGATATTGAACTATGAAACCAAAAGGATTAGGAGATACAATTGAAAAAATTACAAAAGCTACTGGCATCAAGACGTTAACACAACTAGCTTTCAATGCTGTTGGATATAGCGATTGTGGATGTGATGCTAGAAAAAAGTGGCTTAATGAAAACTTCCCTTATAAAAAATATTAAAAATGATAAGCGTAGATACAGTATATCAAAAAGTTTTAGCTATTGCTAATAAAGAACAAAGAGGTTATATAACACCTCAAGAGTTTAACTTGTTAGCTGATAAGGCTCAAATGGAAATATTTGAAAATTATTTTAATGAAGAAGACAGGTATAGAAGAGTTGCTTCTAACGACACGACATACTCTGATAACGCAACTAGTGTTCAAAGTAAAATAGATCATTTTGAAAAGTACAACGAAATATTAGATATGTCTAATGGTGGTGGTATAGCTATGCTTCCTGATAATTATAAAATAGGTAGTTTGTTTTATAGACCTGGTAACGATTTAACCAAGTCTTATAAAATAGACATTGTTGACCAAAACGAAATAGGCTTTATATTATCTTCAAAAACCTTAGCACCAACTTTAACTAGACCTGTTTATACTAGGTTTTCAATAAATCAAGATGATAATGTTGGAAGAGAAAGAAGAATACAAATATATCCTGTTACTATAACCACCGATGTTTATTGTAACTATTTAGCAAGACCTAATAAACCTAACTGGAGTTACGTATTAGTAAAGCAAAAGGCTTTATATAATAGAAACTTAGCTGTTGACTTTGAACTTCATAAATCAGAAGAAGAAAACTTAGTAAATAGAATACTACAACTAGCTGGTGTTGTAACAAAAAATCCAGATATTCAACAGTCTGCATTTTTAGACAAACAATTAGTAACTCAGCAAAAAAATAATTAATCATGGGTTTATTAGACGGAACAACACAAAACACTTATTATAACGCTACTAATCCAGCTTCTTATGGTAGTTCAACAAACTATCAGTTTACCACGTTAGAAAATATAATTAATAACTTTATGATAGCGTATGTTGGTGAAGCTAAGGTCATATCGAAAGCCTCTATAACAGATGTTAGGTTTCATGCTATGAGAGCTATACAAGAACTTTCGTACGATGTTTTAAGATCTTTTAGATCTCAAGAAATAGAAGTTCCTGCTAGCTTGTCGATGGTGTTACCACAAGATTATGTTAACTATATAAAAGTTGTTAGAGTTGGTACGGATGGTTTAGAAAGAGTTTTGTACCCAGCAAGAAACACGTCTAATCCATTTGCTATATCACAAGGTGCTGATGGTACTTATCAATTTACTACTGATAACTTAACAGAACAAACACCTAGTAATACGTCTGAAAATTTTGAAACTCAAACTCCAGTGAACTATCAGTTGTATGATATTAACTATTCAACAGACGTTGAAATAACAACTGAAGGTAGAAGATATGGTTTAGAGCCTCAATATTCTCAGATGAACGGTAGTTTTTATATTGATCAACTTAGAGGTTTTATAAGATTTGGTTCTGATTTATCTGGTGAAACAATCACCTTGCATTACGTTAGTGATGGTTTAGGTAATGATTCTGAAATGGTCGTGCATAAGTTTTGTGAAGAAGCTTGTTATAAACATATTGTTTATGGAATATTATCTACAAGAAGTAATATACCAGAATATATAGTTCAAAGATATAAAAAAGAAAGGTTTGCTGAAACAAGAAAAGCAAAAATAAGATTATCAAATATTAAACTAGAAGAATTTACTCAAGTATTAAGAGGCATGGGTAAACAAATAAAGTAGAATATGGCAGAACTTAAACGTACTTTTATTAGTGGTAAGATGAATAAAGATCTTGACCACAGACTTGTTCCTAATGGAGAGTATAGAGATGCTTTAAATATACAAGTTAGAACTACAGATACTTCTGAAGGATATGGAGAGTCAGACTCTTATGGTGATATTGGAAGCGTTCAAAACTTAAAAGGTACAAAACTAATAAAAGAACTAAACGATAGTGGCGCTACAACTGGCTTTGGCCCAAGCGCAACTTTGCCTACAAGATGTATAGCTAGTGTAAGTAATGAAAGAAGAAATAAAATTTATTTCTTTTTTACAAACGGACCGATATTTGGCGCTAATATAAATAATGTTAAGTTTATAGATTCTATAGTAGAATTTAATGCTAACACAAACTTGTGCACGCCAGTTGTTGTAGATGTTTTTGGAGTACAACAAACACAAGACCAAGCTATATTAGACGCTAATCTACCTGACGGTAGTACAGCTTGGAACACATTAACTTTTATAGACGCTAGTTCTTATAGAGCTGGCATGAGCGTTCAAATACTAGGCTCAACAAATCCTGTTAATGCTATACTAAAAATAGAGTCTGTTAATACAACTACAAATGTTGTTACTTTTTCTACGTATCAAGAAACAGATTTAACCGCTGCTACGGCGTTTAAGTTTAGCGCAGAAAGAGTTTTAAACTTTTCTTCGTATTCCGATGGTTATCATTTAATTAGCGGTGTAAATATAATAGATGAATATATATATTGGACAGATGGAGTTTCAGAACCTAAAAGAATAAATATTGACAAATGCAAACATGGAACAGAAACTTATGTTAGTCATACTAAATTAAGTGTAAAAAATCCAAATAGTTATACTAATAATGAATATATAGCTCTTTCAAATGTAGAGTTTAATGGTATAGATGATCAATTAAAAGAAGAGCATGTAACAGTAATTAGAAGAGCGCCAACAACTCCTCCAAATATTGAAGTTAAAGAAAATTATTTGTCTTCGCCTTTAGTATCAGTTGACTCTAATTTAGGTAATAATAACACTTTTGCGTCAACAATAGGTGGAGAAGTAGTAAGTGTTAATGAAGGTGATACTTGTATACTAACTAGTAGTCAATACAATAACACTTTTTATAAAGCTAATGAAGTTTTAAATTTTAGTGCACCAGGTAATCCTGATGTATTTGTAAGAACTAGGTTTATATCTTATCTCGATGCTAGTGATAATGAAGTTTTAACAACAACTAATAAAATAAAAGTTTTAGTATTAGAAAAACAAGGATCAACAGGTGTTAATGATGGAAGTTGGGAAGTTGAAGTTATAGTTTCTGAAAAAGATAAATCTTTATTTGAACTAGAGTTTGTTAGGTTTGGATATAGATATATATACGATGATGGTGAGTATTCTAGTTTTTCACCTTTTTCTGATACCGTGTTTGAACCAGGAGAGTATAAATACGAAACCAAACATGGTTACAACCTAGGTATGGTAAATAATATAGTAGAGTTAACTATAAAAAACTTTATACCTTTTTATAAAAATAGACCTTTAGATGTTTCTTGTGTAGAAATACTTTTAAAAAAATCTAATGACTCAAACGTTTATGTTGTTAAGAAAATACAAAGAGGTGTAGATCCTGAGTGGGATGAGTTTACAGCTAATAATAATGAAACTACATTTTCTAAAAACGGTGAACTAACAATAACATCAGATATGATTCACACCGTTTTAGAATCTAATCAAATATTAAGATCTTATGATAATGTTCCTAGAAAAGCTTTAGCTCAAGAAATAGTAGCAAATAGATTAGTTTATGCTAACTATGTTGAGAATTATGACTTAAACTATCCTGTTTCTTTAATACAAACACTAAACAGTAATACGACGCCAACTACAACTAATCCTAAAAAATCAGTAAAATCAGCTAGAAGATATAAGTGGGGAGTTTTATTTGGTGATAAATATGGTAGAGAAACACCTGTGTTATCGTCTTCTTATTTATTTAAAGACTCTACTAATGAATATTCAGCTTTAACAGGTGATGTTATTGTTGATAAATCTTTTTGTGCTAATCAAAACTCTTTTACTATAAAACAAAACTGGACATCGCAAACTGGTTCTAGTGGTCAACCACTTGATTGGATGGATTACGTTAAGTATTATGTTAAAGAAACCAGTTCAGAATACTACAACTTAGTTATGGATAGGTGGTATTTTGCAGAAGAACAAAAAAACTTATGGTTATCTTTTGCTTCTGCTGATAGAAATAAAGTCGATGAAGAAACATATCTGTTATTAAAAAGTAAGCACGGTCAATCAGAACCTGTTTTAGAACCTAATAGATATAAAATAATTGCTATTGAAAATGAAGCTCCAGATTTTGTAAAAACAGATAGAAGAACGTTAGCTAGAATACAATTATCTAATGATGACTTATTTACAGCTCCAGTTACTTCTAACACCTACGACTCTCAACCTAATAATCTTTTTACTAATGGTGCTAATAATGTTTCAATAACTTTACCAGCTAATCAATGGGGTAATATTCTTGGTAGTTATAAAAAAAGAGGTGAATTAAGATTTAGAATTGTTGCTGAAGTTGTTGATAGTAGTGGAGGTACTACACAGGTTTTAACTAACCATAAATTTCAAACTCTTAGTCATTTTGCTGAACAGGGTAGTAACGCTGAAAATGGTTGTTTTTTAAGATGGGATGAACCTTTAAAACAAGGAGTTATAGATTATTTTACATTTGCTACTAATTTAGGAATAACACTAGGAGAAACTGCAAATGATTTAAATTATTTTTTAGAAATAGTAGAAGATGTTGTTGAAAATAAACCTGAGTTTGATGGTAGATTTTTTGTGTTAATTGAAAAAGATAATGAAAATATAATATCACAAAACATAGAAGTATTAAGTGCTGCTACAACTAGTTATGTTGTTCAAGAAGAATATCAAATAGGTTATATATCTTCAAGTATAGAAAACCCAGCTTCAATTGGAACTTATAATACCTATAAATTTAATACAAGTGGTGGTAGTACTTATTTGCCAAATACAAATTTTGGTACTGATACTAGTACTATAGGTGATTTTACTGGTGGTGATAAAGATCCAAACACAATGGGTCTTGGTTGTAGCGGTAGTTCTAGTCAAAGCAGTGGGGATTTTGTTAACAACTCTGATGATACAAGAGACTTTTGGCAAGATTTTAGAGACAATGCTACTGACGCTGCTATAGCTACTGGCGGATCAGAAACATATTCAAGGGTATTTATTGATGAAGCTAGAGCTAGAAGATGGAGATTTCAAGGTGAAAATGGTATTAGTTTTTTTAAACCAACTGGACTAGATCAAGGAGGTGCTTCATCTGGAACAAAAGGTAGATTAGTATTGTCTCAACAAACATCAAGCAATGTAAGTTCTTGGCAACCTGGTGGTGCAAGTGGTGTTCAAGGTGAAGGTGTAGATTTTTATGATAAAATAGCTGTTGGAACTAGATTTAGATTTAAAGACGACCCTGATAATATATATGTTATTATAGATACAGATCCTGCTACTGGAAATTCTGTACCTATAAAAAGAACTGATATGGTTTTTAACTTTTCTAAAACTACTCAATTTAATAACGCGCTTGAAACACAATCGTCTGGTACTAATTTATTTGAGCAATTAGGAAGTGGATATTCTTCAGACTCTCTAATTGCTACGGGTTGTGCTTATTGCGAGGAAAGTGATTCCAATGGAGGTAGTAGATGTCACAGGCATGCTGTTCAATTTGAGTTTAGAAAACTAGTTGATGGTCAAATAACTAATGATGGTATAGATATTAGTGAGTTTGATCCTACAGGTGAAATGAGACACGATGGTACTAGTGTTATAATAATGCAAATAATGGTTCCACTTGTAGACGCTGGATCAATTGTTGTGCCTGAAAATAATAGAGCTGTATGGGAGACTGAGCCTAAAGAAAATGTAGACTTAGAACTTTATTATGAAGCTTCACCTGCTATACCAATTAGATTAAATAATACAAACTCTTATAGTTTTATACCACCTAATTCTTCAATAGTTGTTTCTAGAAATGGCTTTAGTCCATCATCTACACTATCTATAGGAGGTGCTAATCCTATTGTATCTAACGACAATGTTTCATTTACTGATATAAACATTAGTTCTCCATTTGATGTTATTATAACTAAAGCTGCTAGTGTTTTTAATTTAAAACCAGATCTTTCAAATCAAGGTGTTGTTGTTGAAATTAAATCTCTTAAACAAAGTGGTGAGCAAATATTTCAAAAAGATGATATAGGTATTGGTGATATGATGGGTTTTGTACATGCTGATGGAACTGTAACGAAGTCTAAAGTATTAGATAGAATGAATAGCACTGGTAATATTAGTGAAACAAAAACTAAGTATGCTAGACGACTGTTTAAAAACGAAGATGGATTATCTTTTACTATAGAAAAATTTAATAAAGCAACAAATGTTTGGGAGCAAACTGGAGCAACATCTAATATGGATAGTGGCTCTCAAATAATACCTAACAGTGCTACTTTTCAATCAATTACAACAGCTAGCTCTTCTCAAATTTCTGGAGATAATTCAGGTGGAATACCTCTTGGTTGTTTTATATTTAATTATTATGGTGAACCAGATAATATGACTACTACTTTAGGTGTAGAATGGATGGCTTCGGGGTATTATTATTATGTTGAAATACAAGGTTCTGATGGTATATACTTAATAGATGATGATGTTTGGAATTATGAAACTGATTTAAATTGGTTTAATTGCTATGCTTTTGGAAACGGAGTAGAGTCTGATAGAATAAGAGATGATTTTAACTCACCTCAAATTGGTAATGGTGTTTCTGTTTCTACAACAACATCTAACTATGGTGAAGAACGTAAAACTAATAGTTTGATATACTCTGGAATATATAACTCTGGTTCTAAAATAAATAATTTGAACGAGTTTAATATGGCGCAAAAAATAACTAAAGATATAAATCCTTCTTACGGTTCTATACAAGCGTTAAAAACTAGAAACTCTGATTTAATTGTTTTAGCTGAAGATAAAATATTAAAAGTATTAGCTAATAAAGATGCTGTTTTTAATGCCGATGGTAATCCACAGTTAACTGCTACAGACAGAGTGTTAGGTCAAGCGATACCTTTTGTTGGTGACTATGGTATATCAACAGATCCTAGATCTTTAGCATCTGACCAATATAGGCTTTATTTTACAGATAGACAAAGAGGCGCTGTTCTTAGATTATCAAGAGATGGTTTAACTCCAATATCAAACGTTGGTATGAAAGCTTGGTTTAAAGAAAACTTAACAAACGCAGCTGGTGTGATACAAGGATCTTTTGATAGTTATCTTGGAGAGTACAATATTACTTTTGGTTTTGAAACAGAAACAGCTTATAATGGAATAAGTGAACTTAGTAGCAATACAGTGTCTTGGAATGAAGCTTCAAAAGGTTGGGTTAGTTTTAGATCGTTTGCTCCTGACTCTGCTAGCTCTGTTTCTGGTCATTATTTCGCTGGTGTAAATAATAAAATATACAGACACAATAGTGATGAAGTGAGTAGAAATTATTTTTACGGAGGTCAACATGTTTCTAGTTTAAAGTTTGTTTTTAACGCTGAGCCCGGGTCTGTAAAGCTTTTTAAAACATTAGGTTATGAAGGTAGTCAAGCAAGAATAGAACAATTCACTTCTGAAAACGTTGAAGATAGTTTTGGTAATAGCTTTACCGTAACAGATGGTGAATATTATAATAAGTTTTCGGATAAACAAGGGTGGTATGTAGATAGCTTTGTAACAGACTTGTCATCTGCTCCT